TTTTCGTCGCGTACGCGGATACGGACACGATCGACCGCTGAGAAGATCTTGAGTTTGAAATACCGCGGGAGGTGCCTTTTTTCATTGTGAATCATTGCATAGTTTTTTCTGTCCGACCTATGCCATTCGATCATGGCGGCGGACAAGTAGTTTTTTCCTATGCCTTTAGACATTAGTGAGAAGGGGCGTTCACGCTTGTGACGCATTTGCCAGCCTTTTCCGTTGACGATATAGCCGAGTGTATACATGACGCTGGCGTCGGTGACGGTGCCCTCATGAGTATGACCGTGTGGCCAACACTGTTGCAGGACTTTAGAAGGAACACTACCGAACAGAATGATATGGTAATGAGGGCGGAAAGTTTTGCTGCCGTATTCGCCGACCGCGTAGTAGCGGATTTTATAACCTCGGCGGCGGACCATTTTGAACCAGAGTTGAAGGTGCCTTTTGTGGAGTTGCGGAACATTGTCTTTCCAGACTAAGTGAGGATCAGCATAAGTAAGCGTAATGAATTTTTTCTCCGCATGGAGCCGTGATTCGTAGTGAAGACGGAGCGCCCAGTCGGAGCGACGAGTAGCAGTGCAGAACGCGCAGCTTCCACAGGGGACGACGACGTCGTGCTTGTGAATATAGCGTGGAGTTTGGCATTCCATGTTTACGAGTTTATGAATGCAGATAGTTCGTCCAGGCGAAGCCGATAGACTGAACTGAAGTAGACGTTTGTAGGATCCACCAGATTAAGAAGGTATACGGTTTCTACCCGTCGGTTTCGCTTGGACGATGCCCAGAGCAGAGGGTACGTTTCACGAACCTTGCGTACGGTTAAGATGAATTTGCGCATTGTTTGATGTGTGGTTAAGATAGCGCCGGCAGGCGCCGGCGCCACCAATGGAACAATTGATTTCAAAGGCGGATACCGCCTCGAGACATTGTATAATACTTGAGACGCTTTCCGCGCCCCCGGTTTCTACGATAGGCCATTATCTCGCGAATTTAAGTAGTAACGCCGTGATAAATTGATAAATGTGCTGTGGCGTTATTTCAGCATCACTCATCCATTGTTTTTGAATTTCGTTAAGATCAGCAAGGAACGTTTGTGACCGCAGAATTTGAGCTTTAATTTTTAGATCGGCGTCGTTGAGGTTGTGCTTATCCTCTAGGATAGCCAGTTCCTTAAATAGTTTGTTGACCATGTGACCACCGGACGCCTGGAGGATTTCATTTGAGATACCTTGATTTTTCAGTTGAGCGGCTTTGTTACCCGCAGATAGAACCATGTTGTCCACGAGTGCTTTCAGATATTCGTCGTCCAGTAATGGGTTCCGCTCCAAAACTTCCTTTTCGACCCTGTTGATATCAATTTCCGTGAGCGTTTTAGCCGTCTTAGTTTCAACGGCATCCCTTTGCGTTTGCTGCATTTGGGTCGAAAAGAAATCCGAAGCAATCGAGTCGAAAGTGCCGCCGTAGTCCGTCGGCTGAATAGATGGATAACTCAGTTGAGAGGACTGATTACCCGGATTACCCTGAGAGTATATAAGGTTAGGATTTAGCCCAGCAGCTTTGAAGCGAGCCATTTGAGCTTGCGGACTGTTATACTGGTTTTGCTGGTTTTGATAGGCCTCATTTGCTGATGCTTGCGTACGTGCCAATTCGGCATTTGCTTTTTTCTGTCGGCGTTGGTCAGCGATACGACCGACGAGTGCCGCCGTAGCGGCAATAGCAGGGGCTAGCCAGATCATTAGTCAATAAGATCACTTCCGTGATCGTGGTTTGATTTAGGACGATTATTGTGATTAGAAATTTTGCCGTGCATATGCACAGCGATCAGATTAAGAATGTTTTTGTCTTCGTGGATAGCCTGAAGCAAAGATCGCGCACGGCCCAGATCATCTGCCAGCCATTTTTGGATAGTTTCCACGTCAGGCGTTGGGAGGTTGTCGATAATTTCTTGAGTTTCAGGGGTTTTGGAGCTTTTTTCCATGTTTTTCATGTTAGTTTTTTGTTTGTGATGACCAAATATAATATTGTTTTTTTGATTTGGTGTCATCTAGCATAGTAAATCAAGTATTGTACTATGCTTGTGCCAAATTGGGAATTTGTCGAGGGGTGGCGATCCCTTCGGGCCGGGCTGTACGCTCCAACGAGACGTTTCCGCTGCCATCCCTATCGCTGTACACCCTGAGTTGACCAGCTTAGGTGTAAGCTGGTATTTAGCTTAGTGATAAGCTTAGTTGGTAGCTGGTAGAGAGCTTAGTAATGCGTTAAAGCATTTGCTCTTAGTGTTCAGCTACCTAGCGCGCTGTGCGCGCGATTGAGCGGCTGGCGGCCGGCCAAGTTTCGGAACACACGCTCCGTGCGTTCTTGGTTTCGTTAGTCATTCCGCTACGCTGCATTCCTACACTTCACCAGGAACGTACTCACTTTACAGTGTTCCGATCGGCCGGCCTTGCCGCGCTTCCCTTTGTTTTTTAAAAAAGGGGTTTTTTTGTTTTGTTGTTTTTGTTTGTTGTTTTGTTTGTTGTTTGTGTGTAATGAGAAAGGGCACCCCGGATGAGGTGCCCTTTTTAGTTAGATAGTTTTGTGATATGAGTTTGACCCTAGCCTGCTGCTCCGTCACCCTTGGCCGAGGCGGCCGCCGTTCCAACGGCTTGCGGGTCAGAATCCGCTGTTTGGGGTTTTGGTGATTGACGTTTTTCGAAGGCTTTGATTTTTGACTCCAGATCGGCAGCATATTCGAGTTGTTCTACAGGGTCTTTAAGTGCCATTTTCTCGATGTCGCCGAAGCGAGTTTCGTAGATACCATCGTTAGTTGTTGGAAGAGGTTGTCTCCTGATGAACCGTTTGATAATTTCTGCGAGTGAGAGCGATTGAGACGGTACCGTCCAGACCTTGTCACCTTTAAAGGATTGACCAGTCTTGGGATGAGTGTAAGGATATAGTTTTATCATTGGAATCCGAGTGTGTTAGGTGTGCCGAAGTAAGGAAGTGCCCGGCGTACAGTCAGTGCGTTGTGAATATACATCCAGAAGTTGTTAGTGTTGTCTGCTGCGAAGATGCGATACTGTGTGTCGTCTTGGAAGGCTACGAAAGTAGCACCCAATACGGGGGGAGTTGTGAAGGTACGAGTGAGCGTCCAGAATAAGAGCGAGTCCCGGAAGCCCCCAGCATTGGTGGATTGTATCCACTTCCAGTCCGCATAGCGACTTTGATAACCGAACACAGGAGTTTCTCCGTCAGCATCTGGTGTAAGTGAGGCTGGTGTAGTATATAGTTCGTAATTGCGTACAGGCTGTTCACCGAGTTTTGCGAACGTTGGCCATGGGTAATCCAGAAATGAGGAGCGTCGGAACATCCTAGGGAGACCCTGTTGATACGAAGGCTTAGCCATAATGGACAAGAGTCCAATAATGAATCCGTGCTCAGTGCAGAAGTAATTAAATCGGTTCGAATTGCCATATGAAACGCCGTGACCGGCCATGTTACCTTGTGGAATTACGTCGGGGCTTTCAGCGGAAGCCCATGCCGTTGATACGACCTCAGAGATTTGAACATTAATACGACCGCCGCCGATATATTCGGGGCGTTGTAACCGTGAGTCCTCAGGAGTTATACCGAAGTGTGCCTGAGTTGATTCAGTATAACGTGATCCAGCGATAGCGTTGCGTTCCATCCAGACCTGGAGGGCGTAGGCAGAGCGGAAGTCGTTGATAGAAGTTGACGTGCCGTCGAAGTCTTCGCCTTTGATGTAAAGCGAGCTGTCAGTTGATAATGTATCGTCAATCAGTACCCCTACAGTCGTGTCTAGAGTTGAAGGTAATGTTTGCAAACCTTTAATAACCATCTGAGTTGTCGTCGAGCCCAGAGGATTTGCATACAGAGGGGCGATTCCGCCAAGAGCGATAGGCATAAGTACTTCTTCGCCGCGTTGTGTGAAGGGCAGAGCAGACGTGAAATAATCGTGCATATAATTCCGCCGACGACGCTCAACAAGCTTGTTAGCCATCGCGTTCGATTGAGCGCCAGAGGCGAGAGGAAAATCGCTTTCCCTAGAATCATCCACGAAGTTACGATCGCGATAGTATTCCTCATAGACCAGCTGGTAAGCAGCGAAAGGCATAGCGTCGATAAATTTGGAGTTCCAGTTAGCGACCGTCGGGTCTATATCAAGAAAGTTGGGAACCCCAAGGTAGGCCGGTAATTCGTCGTCGTTGAAAGCGCCGACAAGACCGGAGCCTAACAGACCGCCGATGTTAATTTGAGGGGGAACAGGCGCCACCGCAGGTTCGACGCCCGGGCCGAGACGGCCACCGGTGATAAAGGTTTCCCATTCTTCCCAAAGAAGCCGATTAGGAACGTAGAAGTAATGAACCCAGACGGAGATGTTGTCGTAGATAGGAGCGATGAGAGGAGCCAGACGCATAAGCACTTCAGATGAGCCTTTAAAGCTATCTGAAGGAATTGTCTCAGTGATCAAGATAGGATATAGGACGCCCATACGGCCGTCCATTCGCTTGTCGTGAGACAAGTCGAAAGTTGATTGTTCAGGCCGCTTTAGTTTGACCTGAGAGAACCCTTTAAATGTGGACATAGTGTTTTAGATGGTTAAATTGATTTTAGATTTTGCGCGAATTTTTTGTGCGAGAATTTTCATTTGTTCAGAGCGATAAGCTAACGGATCCTCTAGGCGCCGCATAGGTTTTGACCTAACCCATTCGACCATTTTTTTGAATTGAGCTTTTTCGTCGCGTACGCGGATACGGACACGATCGACCGCTGAGAAGATCTTGAGTTTGAAATACCGCGGGAGGTGCCTTTTTTCATTGTGAATCATTGCATAGTTTTTTCTGTCCGACCTAT